TGTTCTGGGAACGCGTAAATCCCTTTGATATCTACTGGTCACCCGGCGCGAGTAATCTCTCTGACGCGCCGATCATCGAGCGTAAGCGCTACACCCGTGCCGACCTGAACGACTTGCTGGGGGTGCCCGGCTACGACGAGGCTGCGGTGCGTGGCGCACTCGAAGATTACCAGGATGGCCTGCGCGAGTGGCTGGACGCACCGGACCCGGAGCAGGCGATCAACGAGGGCCGCGAGGACCCGTCGCTCAATCGGTCCCAGTACATCGAGGGGATCGAGTTCCACGGCAACGTCCAGGGAAGTACCCTGATCGAGCAGGGCGTGAAGACCAAGCTCATCCCCGACCCCGACCGGGAATACATGATCCAGTCGTGGGTGGTGGGGAGACATACCCTTAAAACCCAGATCAACCCGTCACCCAGACAGCGCCATCCGTATTTTCTCACGTCGTTCGAGAAGGTGCCGGGGACCGTGGCCGGTCATGCGCTGCCGGATATCCTTGAGGACACCCAGGAAGTCGCCAACGCGGCGTACCGGGCGCTGGTGAACAACCTGTCGATCAGTTCAGGCCCCCAGGTCATCGTCAATGACGAGATGGTCTCGCCCACCGAGAACGGTGATGAGCTGTATCCTTGGAAACGCTGGCATGTACAGGGCGATCCGCTGGGTAACCAACGCGAGCCGGTCACTTTTTTCCAGCCTGCGTCGAACGTTCAGGAACTTCTTCTCGTCATTAACTCGATGAACACGATGGCCGACGAGCAGTCGGCCATCCCTCGGTATCTCACCGGCGAGAGCCTGTCGGGCGGCGCGGGACGAACCGCCAGCGGCCTGAGTATGCTCATGAACAACGCTTCCAAGGTGCTCCAGACCGTGGCGGCGAACATCGACACCGACGTGCTGGAACCCTTGTTGCTCACCCTCTACGACCTCATCATGCTCACTGACAGCACAGGGATACTTACGGGCGAGGAGCAGGTGCGGGTGCTCGGCTCGACCGTCGCTGTCCAACGTGAAACAGAGCGGCAGAAACAACTTCAGTTTTTGCAGATCACGGCGAACCCCATCGACGCTCCCATCATCGGCGAGATCGGTCGCGCGCGAGTGCTTCGTGCGATTGCCAAAGACCTTGGCCTGCCCGACGACATCGTGCCGGACGACCAGACGCTCCAGGCGCAGCTCGACGCCCAGAAGCGTATGCAGGCCGCAGGGCTGGCGTTGCAGGCCCACGCGGAGGGCCAGGGCGCTACGCCGCCCGGTCAGGGACAGGGTCAACCCGGCGGTGGAGCCTCTCAGAAGCCGTCGGGTGGGCAGGCAGGTTCCGGCGGGCCTTCCTCCCCGTCGGGGCCTGCTCAGCAAGCCCAGGGCAACCAGGCACGCCAGCCGTCGCCGGCACGGCTTAGCGACTACGCGCCGGCGCTCAACGCGTTCTCACAGGGCACAGGAGTTCCCCATGGCTGACAGCGGCAACAAGATGGAGTCCAGCGGCTCCGGTTCGAGCATGAAGGCTTCCGCCGGCGGTTCCGGTGGCGAGAACTCGGGTCCCACCGGGTCGAGCCGTCACTACCCCAAGGGCAAATCAATTCGGCGCACCGACTGGAACCCGGAAAAAAAGCCGGCCTCCACGTACGGCATCAACGGGTGCTGCTGAATCATGGCCACGTTCCCGGCCGTGGGCGGGATGCTGTTCGGTGACGGCGCAGGAGACGCCGGCGCCGAACCCGTCGATGTGGGCGGCGGCAAGGCTGCCAAGAAACAGGACCTTCAGTCCCCCCACAGTGGCCTAAAAGCTACCCTATCGCCCGGTGAGCCGCTGTCCCGCTCGACGGGAAATTACGGCAAGGGCCACTCGTTCAGCGGCGGATTGAGCCAGATACGCGGCGGCAAGGGAAACATCCGGCGTAATCCAACACACGGTGGATTGGGCATGGGCAGCAAGGGCGTTGCTGATTATTCAGCAAAGGTGGAGTGACAGCGTGAGCGTAAATGTCGGCACTGAAGCCGTTACCGCGATCCAGGAACTGCGTGGAAACCCGCACTTTGCCAGACTGGTCGCGGCACTGGAGGTTTTCACCGTGACGCGAATGCTGGCGGCGCAGGAGACCGCGCCGGAACTGCGCGTGGACGCGACCGCTTACGCGCGCGGTTTCTACCATCTGTGGCAAGCCATGCAGTCGGCTTATGCGGGCCAGCATATGTCCCAGGTCAAGCCGACTTCCACGCGTGGTGGCAAGGTGACCGCCGATGTCTGAGACCAACTACGCTCCGCATATTCCCGATGCGGTTCGCCGTGCGTCCGCGCGCGCCGATGAACTGGCTCGTGAGGCAGGCGTGGCCAACGTGCCGCCGCTTGAGGACAATGGGGAAAATACGACCGTCGTAAACGACGCTCAGGCGCAGTTCGAGCTAACCCCGCCGCCCGACGAGACCCAGGCACCGCAACCCCAGGCTCAGCCGCAGACCGACTGGGAGCAGCGGTACAATACCCTCCAGGGTAAGTACAACACCGAGCTGCCGGAACTGCGCGGCCAGTTGCGCTCGATGCAGGACATGCTGGCCACCATCCAGTCGCAGCGTGCGCCGGAGACCACGTTCGAGCGCCCGCGACCCAGCCAGCTACCGGAGGCGGCGATACCGCAAGAGGACATCGAGTCCTACGGCGAAGACCTCATCAACGGCGTACAGCGCTGGAGCGAGGCGAAGATCACGCCGAAGATGGCCGAGCTTGAGCGCCGTCTGGCGATGGTCGAGGGCGGCAACCAGCAGCTACAGAGCTATACCGCGCAGCAGAGCGTCGATCAGGCGCTCAACCGCGCGGTTCCCGATTGGGACGTGATCAATCACGATCCCAATTTTGTCGCCTGGCTGAGCCAGGTGGACATGCTGAGTGGTCAGACACGCAAGAGCATGATTGACCATGCCTACAGTTCCGGCGACGCAAACCGGACGATAGCCTTCTTCCGAGCGTACAAAAACGAGCAGACCGTGACTGGCCAGACGCCAGGGACACAGTCGTTCCAGACGGATAATTCCGCGGAACGGTTGCCCCTTGCTGAACTGGCCGTGCCTGGGCGTGGGACTTCAGTTCCCTCACCGGCTCCCGGCGCTCCCGAGAGACGCATCTGGACGGCGAGTCAAGTCAACGCGTTCTACCGGTCGAAGCAGCGTGGTCAGTGGGCGGGGCGTGAGGCGGAAGCCGACCGCGTCGAACGCGACATCATCGCGGCTCCCGCCGAAGGACGCTTCCGTCAATGATTCTTCTCATAACAGGAGCGGCCAATGGCCATCACAATTGCTGCCACCCCATGGGCTGGCGCTAATCAGACACCTGCCTACCACGGAACCTTCATTCCGGAGATATGGTCGGGAAAGTTGATCGAGAAGTTTTATTCCGCAACCGTTCTTAGTGCGATTGCGAACACAGATTACGAGGGCGAGATCAAGAACCAGGGCGACGTGGTGCATATCCGCACCAAGCCGACCATCACGATCCGCGATTATCAGGTCAACCAGGACCTGTTGATCGAGCGGCCCTCGTCCAACATCGTCGATTTCACCATCGACAACGCCAAGTACTTCAACGAGGCGTTGGACGACATCATGGAAATCCAGAGCGACATCAACATGCTGTCGCTGTGGTCCGACGATGCCAGCGAACAGATGAAGATCGTGATTGATACTGCCGTGCTGGGCATCATCGACGCTGGCGTGGCGGCGGCGAACAAGGGTGTGGCAGCGGGTAGGGTATCGCTTAACATCAACCTCGGCGCGGCCGGCGCACCCGTCGCGCTGACACCGCTGAACGCGCTGGACTCGATTGTGGACATGGGCACGGTGCTCGACGAGCAGAACATCCCTGAGACCGGCCGCTGGCTGGTGATCCCGCCGTGGCTCGCAGCGCTGATCAAGAAGTCCGACCTTCGCAACGCGTCTATCTCGGGCGACGGCGTGAGCCTCGTCAGGAATGGCCGGCTGGGCATGATCGACCGGTTCACGCTGTATTCGTCTAACCTGCTGCCGACCGCCACCGAGGGTGCGACCAACGCGTTCCGCGTGTTCGCTGGCCACCCGCACGGCCTGACGTTCGCGTCGCAGATCACCAAGCTGGAGCAGATGCGCTCCGAGCGGTCGTTCAGCACCCTCTTGCGTGGCCTTCAGGTGTATGGCGCCAAGGTGTTGGACGGCATCGCCATCACGGAACTCTACGCCGTTCGCGGGTAATTACGACGGTCGTAAACCGCTGGGCGGTGTCCAGCGGTTTCTTTGCCCTAGAGGTAACGATGGCAAAACGGAAACCCCGCTACGAAGGGTCGTCCAAGGACATCAGACAGGACAAGGCCGGGGCCAGGAAGCTGGGTGTCTCGTTGAAAGCCTACGAGAAGACCGCGCGCGACAAGGCCGAGGATAAGATCGGATCGAGGAGAAAGTAGATGGCGAAGAAGCCCAATCCGTTTGCCAAGAAGGCCGCCAAGAAGGGCGCACCGCCCGCGTTCGGCGGCGGTGCCCCACCGTTCGGTGGCGGCGCTGCACCGCCCATGGGTGGCGCTGCCGGTCCCGCACCCATGGGGTTCCGCAAGGGAGGGAAGGTGGGCGCGCGTCGTGGCAAGTAAACCCAAGCCACGCAAGCGATATGCGTCGGGCGGTCTGGTGGACATGCCCGAAGCGCCCAAGTTTGCCCCCATGGCCACGAGCAACGCCAGTTTCGGCAGCGGCTTCGCGTCCGGGGCCAAGGTGGGTGTGGACCTCGCCAAAGCATACAAGGACGCCGACGCGTCCAAGCCGAAGGACGACCCACCCAAGGCGAGCTACGGCCCGTCCGGCGGAAAAGGTGGGTCCCAGGGGGCGATGGACTGGGACAAGGAAAACTACGCCCGTGGTGGCCGGATCAAGCGCACCGTCGGTCCCAAGGTGGGCAAGGACGATGGGCTGATCGCCGCCCAAAAGGGTGAGTTCGTGGTGCGCAAGGCGGCGGTGAACAAGCTCGGCAACAAGGCGCTGGCCACCATCAACCGGGGCAAGATACCGGCAACCAAGGGTAAGGGTGCGCGATGAAGAAGCCCGTCCGCAAGGTTCGTGGTTACGCCGAGGGCGGCAAGGTCAATGAGCCGTCTGACTCCGGTGTCGGCCTCATGCAGATGAAGGACAGGGCGCCCGATACGGCAGAGACCAAGGCGCGCTACCGGGCTGCGCGAGACGCGCTGGATAGCGCTCACGGCAATATCTATCCGGACGCGAACAAGGGTGCGGCTTATGATCCGCTGGCAGCGTCGAAATACCCTGGGTTTCGCAGGGGCGGGCCGGTGAAGAAGGTAGCGAAGAAAGTGGTGAGGAAACGCTGATGGTTAAGATGCCGCCGAAAGCAGAACTCAACGCCATACGCAAGACCGACCAGGGCACGGTGAAGTCGTTCCTGAAAGGCCGTGAGGGCCTCGCTAAAGGTGGCAAAGTGAAGAAGGTCATCCCGGTGAAGAAGGCGCGCTGATGTCGGCAACCCTCACCCGTGGCCGCACCCTCGGTAGCCTCATCGGTGAAGCGCGCACGATGCTTCAGGACAAGCTGCCGGCCACCGGGTCGGCGCTGCGCTACACCGACGATGAGATGTTCGAGGCGATCAACGGCATGATGGCCGAGGTTCGCACCAAGCGGCCTGATCTGTTCCTGCCCGTCGGCCTGCGCAAGCCGATGCCGTTTTATTCCTCGGCCACCGACATGGACACGCCGTTCCCGCTGGATACCAGCTGCTACTCGGCGTTCGTTTATTACCTCGTTGGACGTGCGGAGATGCGTGAGGATACGTGGTCGGACGATGGGCGTGCCACCGCGATGATGAACAAGGCGGTGGCGCAGTTGCTCACCATACAGAGCTAGAGGTTCAAGATGGCACTCACGCTGATCCCCACGCCCTACGTTACGCCGGTCGGCAGCGATCCCGGCTGGGTGCCGGGTTACGTGCCGTCGGCAGTCGAGTGGAACGACGGGTGGTCGCGCAAAGTGGATGTAGACGACGCCTCGCTGGTCGGCGGGCCGTTCCTGTCGCTCGCTGGCGGCACTATGACTGGGCCGGTTTACCTGCCCATCACCGCGCCGGCGCTGCCCGAGGAGG